TGCCGGGCACAGCGGACGCCTAGACCGTTGGAAAACGACTAGGCCACAACAGTAGCCAGCCCCAGCCACCTCTGCGAGTGTTAAGAAAAGCAACAGCCTGGCCTTGCGGTTGGGCTGTTTGTGTGCAACACTAAGGGCAAGCCCGCCCCGGCGAGCCCTCCATTACTGAATTACAATGCAAGATCCATTCACAGTTCAATTCGACCGCGCCAAGCTCAGCCCTTGGTATTTCTCCGTCAGCTGGGCTCGTATGCAGCTGGAGCAGAAAATTCAGCAGTTCCAGGACTGGGGACTTTCCACCAGTTATGACGAGATCCAGCTGGAGCGGCTGCTCGACCTAGAGCAGTTCCTCAAAATGACCTGGGACGAGCGCATGGACGCCATGGTTGCCCGCGAAACTGCACAGGAGGTCAAGTGAGCCAGGTACAGAGCATTGAGGAACTGCGCTTTGAAGACGACCGCCTTGTTGTCGATGCCGTTGTTGATGACATGGTGGTGGTCATTCCGCAGACCCGGCTTGAGCCAGCGGAATGGGGGCCTGCCTTGTGCCGAGGCTCCCTCTACTTTTCAGATGAGGATTTGATTCCAGCTACCGATGCAGAACTCCGAGCCATGCTCACCGAGCGCGTCGACGACTGGGCTCCAATCGACACGTCTGACTGGGACGACTGAAGCCCGCGAGCTTCGCAACGCCGACGACTATTCAGACTGGGATTACGGCACGGAGCCAATCCCCGGCGATACGCACTGGGTCCGGGCTCGCACCCTGACCCAGCTTTACCGCCACCTCATCTACGTGTTCGCCACCAGCGACACCATCAGCTCCACTCACTTAGCCAACCTGGCCCTTCACGAGATTCTCAAGTTGAGACTCACGGATCTCAGCCGGTTGCGCCAGCAAGACCCCAACTACTTCGCATGACTGACTGGTACGCCGACTATTACCGCCAATCGCGGGGATACAACGACAACGACATGCGGGAGCTGCGCAGTGCTCCACGTAAGCCGTCGACGCAGGTGCCCGACGTGTTCAAGGACAGGTTTTCCACGCCAGCTGAGTACGATGCCTGGATCGAAGCTCGCGCACGCGACTACTTCGGTTGAACTCGATCCAACAGCGAATGACTGAAAACGCAATGGTGCCGTTCTATCGCTCCTACTTGCTGGGCGGTAAAACGGTTTACCTCGACAAGCTCTCGGAATTGGCCGACAACGAGCTGAACATGCTCAACATCGAGACCATGGCCTCCTTGGAGGAGGCGCGTCGTGATCACGATGCCTTGGAGAATAAGCAGACCGAGGAGGCCGGTTCTGTCTATCGCCGCCTTAAGGTGGCCGGGTATTTCCAGGCCGCTATCAAGCTGGAACTCCAAACCTGACCCTCCTGTACTACACTGCACCCGTTCTTACCTATGAACATGTACATCCTTTCTGAAGCTCAGTTCGACCAGATCATCAAAGCTCTGGATGATGCTCGCTTTGCTGTTGATACGTGCCAGCACGTCGAGCTGGATCTAGTCACGCCCAAGCAGACCATCGCGCTGACTGCCATCAACAAGTCTGTACGTACAGCAGCCGTACAAAAGCCCCAGTCTCAAAGTAAGACTCGTAAGTCCAGCCGCAAGGGGCGGCGTGGGGTGGCGGTGTTGACGGAGGCCAAGGTGCTGGAGATCAAACGCCAGTTGGCTGCTGGTGGGAAGACGGTGGCCAAAATTGCCCGCGAATTTGGAGTTCACGTGACCACAATCAACTGCATCAAGTGGGGCAAGACGTGGAAGAACGTTCAGCTTCAGCAAATCGCCCCGGTTGTGGTGGTTGACTGATGGGCGTTTTGTGTGATCACGAGATCCATAATCTGGCGCGGCGGGGCTTGGTCTTGCCGTTCCAGCAAGAGCTGGTGAATCCCGCAAGTCTTGATGTGAGACTCGGGGAGAATCTGTTGGTGGAGGAGCCTAAGGTTCCTGCCTTACTTCCTTTCAGCATTGCTGGGCATACGAAGGAAAAGCCGTTCATGCTCCAGCCGCACGAGTTCGTGCTCGCTGAAACGGCGGAGGAGTTCGAGTTGCCCGATTGTGTGGCTGGGCAGCTGGCGCTTAAGTCGAGTCGTGCCAGGGAGGGGATTGAGCATCTTCTTGCCGGGTATATCGACCCCGGTTACAAAGGGCGGCTAACACTGGAACTACAAAACGCTAGGTCCATGCACGCTGTTCCGTTGTGGCCGGGTATGCGAATAGCACAGATTGTGTTTCACAAGATGTCAATGCTGCCTGGTAAGAGTTACTCGCTTACAGGCCGTTATCACGGCGACACTGCTGTTCAGGGTTCCAAGGGATGAGCGATCCGGTAAATCAGCCCAGTCATTACACCGCTGGGCGCGTCGAGGTCATCGACGTGATTGAGGATTGGGTGCGTCCAGCACCTGATGCAGTTGTAGGTGGTCTGCACTGGCAGGTCATTAAGTACGTCAGCCGGGCGTGGCTAAAGAAGAATCCTCACGAGGATTTTTGTAAAGCCCGCTGGTATCTGAACCGCTTGATTAACACTCTCGCTACCGACCCACAGAAATGACTGACAACCAAATGATGGCG